CGCACATCGTGAAAGCCTGTTACGACGGGCAAGAGAAGATTATACGCTTCGGTGAGCAGGGCGCAAAGACAGCCGGCAAGCCTAAGCAGGGCGAATCCGAACGCACCACCGCCAAGCGAGCGTCCTTCAAGGCACGCCATTCAAAGAACATCGCCAAAGGTAAGTCCAGTGCTGCGTACTGGGCAGACAAGGTAAAGTGGTAGGTATGAACGAGTATCAAGAAGACATCGTATACGAACCGTCGCTGTTCGGCATTTCAGATTACGCTACGGCAAAGTCTCTACAGGCTTACCCAAAACAGGGCGCTCATGATACCCAACAGGACGCGTATCGCCATATGCTGGCTGCGAGCCTGCTAGCTCGTAAGTACGGAACCAACACCGCTGAAATGCTAGGTAAGATGCATGAGTTTGCATTCTCCCCGCTTCAAGCATTGAAAACCCTCGTGGGTGCAGGTGAGATGCCGTATGATTACAAGTACGACGTTCACAACAACCAACTCGGCGCGAGTCTAGGTACAAGGGTGAAAGACCAAGCTGGGTTAGAGCAACTGCTCAAAGCCATGGCTGATCGTTCAACTGCCGGCATTCAACCGGGTCGTGCAGCACTGCCCGTAAAAGAGAAAGAAAAGAAATTCGCTCAGGGCGGTGAAGTCGAAAAAGAAATGAGCCAAGAGTCGGATGACCCGATTGGTGACTTCTTGAATGACTATGAGATGGAGAAGTTGCGTAAGAAGATAGCTGAGAACGAGGCCGCGCTCATAGACTTGACGCCAGTGCCTACGACAGTAGAAACGGGTAGCGACCCGATGCTGCTAGACGTTTACCCAAGGCTCAAGCGCCAGATAGAAGCTAACCCAGAGCTGTACGAGTATGGGACAGCACGATTGAAAGACGAAGAATTTATTCACCCCATGCTACGCAATTTTGAGCCTGATCCAACCAAAGAAGGTTTTTCAAAAAGCGAAGAGGATTGGTTAGAATATAAACTACGCCCCCGTGGTCAGTCAGATTTTTCAGACAGGTCCCCACCAGGTATGGAATTATTTAGCGGGAAAAGACGATCCGTAAACCCAAGGGATCCGTATTACGCCCAAGGCGGTCTCGTTGAATACGACCCAGACCACATAGAGAGTCTGGCGCAGGGTTTTGACGCCGAAGAATTTGCTTCAGGCGGCGCAGTGAACTATAATCAATCGCACATCGATGAACTAGCGGCACAGTTTCATAAGGAAATGTAATGGCTGAAATGAACGAACACCTAAACCTTCCTAAAGAAGACGAAGACGGCGAGACCATCGAAGTTGATGAAGCCGATGCCGACGTAGAAGACACCGATGACGGTGGCGCGGTAATCCGTCTTGAGAACAAGGAAGACCAAGCCGTTAAGCAGGCGCACTTCGCCAACATCGTTGACGAGGTTGACCAGTCAATGCTCAAGGAAGCTACCAACGACCTGCTCGATAAGATTGAGCGGGACAAAGAGGCTCGTGAGAAGCGTGACAAGCAGTATGAGGAAGGTCTGCGTCGTACTGGACTCGGTGATGACGCTCCTGGCGGTGCACAGTTCAGCGGCTCCACAAAGGTGGTTCACCCGATGTTGACGGAAGCCTGCGTAGACTTCTCAGCACGGGTGATGAAGGAGATCTTCCCACCTTCCGGTCCCGTTAAGAGCAAGATCCTCGGTGAGAAAGACAAAGCCAAGATTGACAAGGCAGACCGTAAAGCCACGTTCATGAACTGGCAGACCACGGAGCAGATGCAAGAGTTCCGTGGCGAGTTAGAGCAGTTGAGTACGCAGCTCCCGCTCGGCGGTGGGCAGTACATGAAACTCATGTGGAACCCGCAGCACAAGCGTCCCTGCTCAGAGTTCATTGCCATTGATGACATTTACCTGCCGTTCGCGGCTACTAACTTCTACTCTGCCGAGCGTAAGACGCACGTGCAGTACATTACGAAGATGGAGTACGCACGTCGGGTTAAGACCGGCATGTACATTGACGCTGACGTGGGTATGCCTGACGACCCAGACTTCAGCCAGTCAACAAAGGCTAACGATAAGATCGAAGGTCGCAAGGACACCGCCTACAATGAAGACGGACTGCGTACCATCTTTGAAATCTATACGTTCCTGGACTTCGGTGACGGTGTTGAGCCGTACATAATCAGCATTGACAAGTCCAGCGGCAAGGCTCTGTCGTTGTACCGTAACTGGGACAAAGAAGATGAGCAGCGTTGCGAGTTAGATTGGATTGTTGAGTTTGCCTTTGTGCCTTGGCGTGGTGCTTACCCGATTGGCCTGACGCATATGATTGGCGGGTTGAGCGGTGCGGCCACGGGCGCTCTGCGCGCATTGATGGATTCAGCGCACATTCAAAACATCCCTACGCTGCTCAAACTCAAGGGTGGTCCTGGTGGCCAGACAATCAACCTTCAACCGACCGAAGTTGTTGAGATGGAAGGTGGGGCGCTGGTTGATGACGTACGTAAGTTGGCTATGCCCCTGCCGTTCAATGGTCCTAGTCCTGTGTTGTTCCAGCTGCTTGGCTTCCTTGTTGATGCCGGTAAAGGTGTCGTCCAGACTAGCTTTGAGAAGTTATCAGACCAGAACCCAGCCGCACCGGTAGGCACGACCCTGGCTCTAATTGAGCAGGGTATGGTGGTGTTTAGTTCTATCCACTCACGACTGCATAACTCAATGAGTCGGGTGTTTAAGATTATCCACCGCATTAACTCGGCGTATTTGACTGAGGAAGATATTGCGGCTCAAAAGTCAGGTCTGACTATTGACCCTTCCGACTTTGACGGTGTCATGGACGTCATTCCGGTCAGCGACCCTGCCATTTTCAGTGAGACCCAAAGGTTTGCGCAGGTGCAGGCAATCATGCAGCGTGCTGCTATGATGCCCCAGATGTATGACGCGCGTAAAGTTGAGGAGATGTTCCTCCGCAACCTGAAGATTAGCGACACCGACGTATTGACACCGAAGCCAGGTTCGCAGGATATTGACCCGGTCAGTGAGAACGTGGCCGCGACCATGGGTCAGCCGGTGTACGTACTGCCTAAACAAGACCACATGGCGCACTTTAAGGTACATCTTGCGTTTTTGAAGTCACCCCTGTTTGGGCAGAACCCAGTAATCATGAAGACGTACCTGTACCCGATAGCTACGCACTTGCGGGATCACCTGCTCAACTACTACCTTGTTGAAGCGCATGATGCCGTAGACAAAGCGCAGCGTCAAGAGTTGATTAAAGAGGACGCAGAAGAGCAAGTTAAGGTTATTCTTCAGGTTCAGCAGTTCATCGAGCAGCAACTCGGTGGGTTCGCGCCTGAATTGGCACAGCTCGACCAGGCCGCTCAGCAGTTCAAGCCACAGCCGCCAATGCCACCTGACAGCTCGATGCAAATCGCGCAGCTTAACGCTCAGTTGCAGGGTCAAACATTGCAGCAGAAGGCGCAAGCCGACCAAGCCAAGATGGCTCTTGACCAGCAAAAAGCGCAACAGGCCGCGCAAACCAAGCAATTGGAAATGCAGCAGAAAGACAAACAGCAAGCCGATGAACTCACTCGTGAGCAGATGCGTCAACAGGCTGAAAATGAGCGTACTTCTGCTGAAATCCAGGCTCGCGTAGGAATGAACACCGCAGACAACGATACGGCTATGATGCTCGCAGCCGCAGAGATAGCAAGTGGTGAGAAAGTATCAGTAAGTACCGGAACCGGCATCAATCCTAACCCTTAATTTTCATAGGAGAAGCAAAATGAGTGATAAACCAAAAACTGGCACAGTGCCGATGACGGGCGCGTTGGTGAAACAGCACCATCGCATGGCCGCAGGTGAGAAAGTCACCGGCCAAAACCTACCCCCAGAACCAAAAATGCCGAAAACACCAGCATGAACGTAGAAACAAAGCTGCTCAACCGGATTAAAACCGCTCAGGCAGACTTTGCGCTGGAGTCGATGAAGAAACCCCAAAATCGCGATGCTTTTGAGTATGGGTATCGCGTCGGCGTCGTAGCGGGTTATGAGGCCGCCTTGAACATACTCTTTTCACTATTAGATGAGGAGAAAAACAGTGACAATGACCTCTGAGAACGCATTGGCGGAGGCTTTTCCGGTTGCAGAACCAGGAATACAGCCTTTCGGTAGCCGCGTTCTGGTTCAAATCCGTAGTCCTAAGCAGAAAACAGCCTCGGGCATCATAATCGATAGAGGTTCTAAAGATACCGAAAAATGGAATACGCAAGTAGGTAAGATTCTTGCAGTTGGTCCATTGGCATTCAAGAACCGTAACACGATGGAAAGCTGGCCAGAAGGTTCGTGGTGCAAAGCAGGCGATTATGTACGTGTCGCAAAGTACGGCGGTGACAGGTGGGAAGTACCACTGGCGGATGGCGAATCAGCGCTATACGTAATTTTCAACGATCTAGACATCATTGGGCAAGTCGTAGGTGACCCGCTGTTGATTAGAGCATTCATCTGAAAGGGAGATGGTTATGAATTTTGGTGAAGCAATCTCAGCTTTGAAAGCTGGTAAGAAAGTAGCTCGTAAAGGTTGGAACGGTAAAGGGATGTTTATTCTGCGAGCCGGTGGTTACAACGTGCATAAAGACAATTTACGCGCCGGAGGACCAATCACTAAGGAGTTTCTTGAAAGTCGTGGTGTTGATGAGATGATCATCCAACCCCACTTCGACATGTGGACTGCTCAAAATCAGTACCAACCTGGATGGCTTGCGAGCCAATCAGACATGCAAGCTGACGACTGGGCGGAGGTTTAATCATGGCTGAAGTAATGAGGGAAGATGACGAAGACGTAAAAGATGAGGAAATTGAAATCATCGAGGATGACGTAAAGTCTTCCAACGAACCCGAAGAAGATAAAGACCAAGATGAACGCAGCGCTAAAGCCGAGTCCGATGACGAAGCCGCAGACGAACGGGAAGCCATCCGTGAGCGTCGTCGCCTTGAGAAACTAGAGCGTAAAGACCGTCGTGACAAAGCTATCTCCCGGGATAAACTGGAGTTAGACTTCCTGCGTAAGCGTAACGATGAACTAGAGCGTCGCGTAACGGCTCAGGAACATCGTACCCAGCAGTTAGACATTAACGGTATTGACGCTCAGATTCAAGAAGCGATGCGAGAGGCCGAAATGGCCGAGCGCGTAATTGCGAAGGCTGTGGAAGTAGGTAACGGTGCGGACGTAACTCAAGCACTACGTTACCGAGACCAAGCCATTGCAAAAGCGCAGCAACTCAACGGCGTAAAGCAGCAGGCAACCCAAAAGTCTCAGCAGGCTCCCCAGCTTGACGACATGACACTTCACTACGCCAATGAATTCTTGGCTGAGAACAAGTGGTATGACCCTCAAGGTCGGGACGAAGATTCTGCAATCGTCATGGCGATTG